CCACCAACAACTGATATAGATTCAGTATTTGGGTAGATATTTTGTATAATTGCCTCATAATCTCTTGCTGTAACTGCTCTAAACTGTGCAGCATATAGTCTTGGAGCAAAATATTTAACCGATTCAATTGGTTCAATATCAGTTCCACTTGTACTTTTAGTAAATGTAGTTAAATCTACTGAAGATACAGTAACAGGATTGTTTAAATTGTCTCTAAATGTACCTGCAAAGGAAAAAAGACTAGCACCATTACCAGCTGATCCATCTGTAATTATGTAACTTACGGTAATTTGTGTACCATTTTCTAATTTTTTACCAAAAATACCATCTCCAAAGAGTAACTCATACTTTTCATCCTGTACTTCTTGTATTAAAAATATTTCTGAATCGCCATCAACACCGATAATATTATCTACAAGTGAATATTCTCTACCAGTTCCTGTCTCTCCTACACCTTTTACCTTAACAACAATAGTTTGTATGTCTATAAATGAATTATCAAGTAAAAAACGTTGATCTAAACTACCATCAACCGTAAATTTCTTCTTTAAAACTGCTCCTTGATATATTAAAACTGGATCCTCAAGTGTTCCAAAGGTTGCTTTACCATCTACTACTGTTGTAGTAATTGGTTCTGGTATTGAAAATATATAAGAACTATCATCTGTTGCACCAACACACACAGGTCCTCTTGCTTCAAGAGTTAATGTTGGTAAACTCGCAGAACATTCTACATCTAATCTTATACTTGCTCTTGCACAAGTTCTAGAACGAGGTACATAACCTATTCCTCTTGCTAAAGATACAACATTTTCTCTTAAAGTTGCAGAATCTAAGAAAGATTCATTAACTACCATGTTCGCATTAAACGAATTTATGTAAGTGTTGTATGCTAATGTGTTTAAAAGAACTGAAAAATTTGATCCTTCAAAATCAAAATCAGTAAAAGTAGAATTTGCTCTTAAATAATCTTTTAACTGTCTCTTGATTTGATCAAAATCTAAGTTTGTAAATTTAGTAAAAGGCATATTATCTCGTTGATTCTAATAGAAATGTATAACTTTGTCTTGGTGCAGCTTCTCCTATCAAACTAAACACCAGAGTTACTTCAAAAGTATTGTCATCTGGTATGGCATCAACAGTGACATCCAATTCTGAAACTCTAGGTTCAAAGTTTTGTATTGCCTCTCGAATTTCTGTTTCAATACTTGCTGAAGCAGCAAAATCAACAAATTCAAAAAAGGAACTACGAACGTTTGATCCAAAAAGTTCATCAAAAAACCTTTCTCCACGAATGGTCTGCACTATATTACTTACAGATGCACGAATACACGCAGTATCTCTCAATATAGTTATGTCCTTTGTAACTGGATGTGGTTCAAAAGACAGACTTATATCTCTAAATCCTCTTGATCTTAACTGTTGGGAATCGTACGATGCCATTTATACAATACTTCTTCATTGTATTTAGCATGTTTTTTACAATAAGTTACAAGGATAATGAATATTTGGTTGTTCCCACCAAAAATGGAGGTCAAATTGGTCGCTATCGTAGTGTAAAGACACTAAATTGCACTTAAAACGACTATGTTGACTCTCACAAAGTGCTGCAGCATAGATTTCAGCACCAGATGCCCTTGTCATTATGTTACATAACTCCATTAAATTATCTCCCCACACTACACCTGATTGAATTAGCACAAATTTATCCCATCTTCTCTGCCATTTCATAAAATTCTGTGTAAATTCAGTTAAATACTCTCTTTTGTCCTCATCTGGGTATGGAACATTAACTGATTCTATATTAAATATCTCTTTTTCCATAGAAAGACTATGAGAGAGGATTTGTGTCGCAATTCCTGAGTAATCAGGAGCAACTGACAGGAAACAAGTGTCTTTTGGATGAATTGGCAACTCTGCCATCTTCATTTTATACGCTAATTCCTGTATTAATGCTCTCTCTTTGTCTTCTGATATGAAAAGTAGGTTTTTCATCCTAATTCTGGGTGATCAACGTAATTTATACCATTAGAAGTGTCTAATTCGATGTCAATATTGCCTGTTTTCGTCTCTTTTGCTGTTTTCCAGAAATAATTTTCATCATTTCCGAGTCCATCTCTATCATGACCGTTCTCAACCTGATAATATACGGTAGAAACCTTAAAATCGGGTGTTTTTGGCACTTCTGGAGTTAAACTATTATCATAAATCCTCATTCTGTTGTTCGGATAGAGGCAAAATTGCCCATTATCGAGTTCAATCAGGTTATGAGACTTATGTTCGGCAGGTTGTTCGCTAGTTGAGTAGTCAATTGCGTCTACATCCTGATGATAATTGTCTAAAGTGCAAATATATGTGCCAGTTTGCGTTCCGTAGTCTCTTGTAAGCACTTCATAGTGCATAGAACCCACAAATTGCTTCTGAACAGCGACTACACCATAGTCCATACAGTTCCAAAACTGTAAATTATGCAATTCCATGTCTGGAGTTGGTGTTTCTGGGTCTGAAACGAAGGCAGAAATGGGTAATTTATCGAACATCGCGGCATATTCGGGTAAATACGTCTCAAAATAAAAGGCACGACCAGGAATACTCTTAGCCGATACCCAAACTCCTTTAACAAATTCCCCATGACCACTTTTATGGTCGGTTAAGTACTCTTTTCTTACCCATACTTCATAAGAAGGTAAATTACAAATTAAAGCGGGCATTTTAAGTTATCTCCCCTGTCCTCTATATCTCTTACGAGCCGAGTTACGCGATGACGCGGCATATTTTGAGTGTTTACCTCTTCCCTGACGAGTTTTTTTCGGGCGGGATTCAATTTTGTTTGCCATATTTTGATTGTTTTCTTATTGTTTCGAGTGATTCGGGTCGAGGGGTTCCCTCGCTGTAAAATTTCTGAGAAAGATCCATCATGGTATCGAAGTATTCTTCCTCAGTTAAGTCTTGGTAGACGAGTTTCCCGTCCACCTTGATATCAAATAATTCTACTCTTTTCATGACCTACACGAATACGAGGGTCGCACCAGATTTCAAAACCTGCTTCTTTTGCATCAAGACAGAAAGATACGTCCTCTCCGCACATATCCTGCACTTCTCCTGATTCAAAGACCTGCATTTTAGGTGCGAACCAAGGATAAGGCATTTCTGGATGCTCAAATACTCCATGTTTAATCAGCAACCATCCGAAACCTGTATAGTCTACTGTAAAAGGTTTGCGTCTCTTCTGTATTGTTTCAAGAGTTTCATGATTCATAACTCCACCGTTAGATCGGAAATCATCCTCCTCTAACCAGTGTGCAACTGAAGTAGTTTGACCATCTTCAGTACAATACCAACCACCACAGATAGATCTTTCCTTAGTCGGATCAACTACAATTTTATCTCCAACTTTCTGTTTTGCAGGATTACCATCTCCATCTAATACTGGATTTCCCTTATCATCAAGTATTTCCTGTATTACTTCTTCTCTAGTTATTGCTTCTTCTGGTACAGACATCAATACTAATTGATAGAACTTCTCAGAGTTAAAAACAATATCGCTATCAATCCATAACTGATAATCATACTTTAACTTTCCATCCCAAGGTATCTGATCAGGACCACGAAGAACGTTTGCTCCTAAACATTTACATCTTGCAAAGTTCACCATAGAACTATAATCTTGAGAAATCTGAATACTTGCTCCAGATTGTACAAGATCAAAACATAGTTGAACGAATGACTTTAAAAAGATATAACTTACACCTCTGCCAGGTAGACAGAATACTACTGTCTTTCCTTTTATTAACTGTCTTGCTAAAGCATAATCCCATTCTTGCTTCTTTGGTTTAGACTTGACGGGGGTTTTTGCTTTAACTGTAAATCCTTTTGCCATAATGTGTTGTAATTACATTCATATCATACACTATTATATAGTGGTTGTCAATTAGTATGAATGATCATCAAGAGAGGGGTTTTCCACCTCTATTTTTTGTGATGGTAACTTAGTATATGATAGGTCTTCTTCTTTATATGATGTATGCATCAGACCAACCATTGCTTTAAGTGTAGTCCATGTTATTTTGAAGTCTTCTTCTTTTATAGAATGTAGTATACATTCGTCTTTGGCATAAAAATGATAAACGGTTTCGGTTTCTTTAATCATCCTTCTTTTCGGTTAAGATAATTTCATCCTCATCGGATAACTCTAATTGTAGCACAGTTCCCTCATACCATCCCATATCATTAACCATCCACTCAGGCAGATCAATCATGAAGTTCCCAGTTATGGGATCGACCTCTATGGGCGAAAAATTTTCTGCGGAATTTTTTTGCATATCAAGACAAAAAGTTTTGGATTTGGTACGGGTTTTGACTTTATGTATAACGTTCGATATTTACCTCTCGATTCGGGTCGTTTATAGCTTAATGGTACCTATCAATTTTATATACGGGTTTCGGTTTGGATTAAAAATCCCCCATAGGTTGGGGGACTGCTGTTCCACGAACGAACGAACCACTAAGGTTCGTATACGTAACCTGAGATGGGACACCTTGGATAGGGATCGCCTGTATAATAAGGGTGCCATCTGTCTGCAAGTTCAGTAGTTGGAAGCGGTGGGGTAATCCTAAAAGGGATCATCTTCCCGCTACTATTGTAGGTAATCCATCTGCGACCTCTGGATTTGAGGTCGCTTGCCATTACAAATCTCATACTGCGAACCTCTTCTCTCCGTGGTAGAAGTTGTACTCCTTACACATAGTACGAACTTGTAGGTCTGTATCCCACTCTGTATCCTGTGGGAATTGGTTGTCTAACGTTCTGATTCTGCTGATCTTCTGCCAAACTGATGCTTTACTGTGGTTACTGTTTGGGAACTCTCTAAAGAAAACTGTCCTTGCTTTCTCCATGTCTGCGTGGTTTAGTAGATACGCATTTAATAAACACTCAGTTTCCATATCTGTGTATGGGGTCTTCTTCTGAGATGCTTGCTTCTTTGCCTGTTCCAAAAGTTCTCTTCCCTGTTTGAATAAAAGTCTGTCCTCTCTCTCAAAGTTATATAAACCAAATGCCTTAACCTGATCCTTAAGATCGTTGTAAGTGTCGATTGCGATTTGTTCTGTTTCTGAAAAGTTCATGATGCGTGTTTGTTTGTATACTGTTATTATAAAGGATAGGGGTTGAAAAGCAACCCCTTGGTGGACGATTT